TTCCTGTTTTGATAGATAGCAACACCGACCCAGCCACTCAAAAACAACCTTTCCGTTTTGGAAGTCGTACCAAATTTAATCACGAATAATTATGCGTAATAATCAAAAAAAGAACCTTGCCATACAAGCTAAAAAAGCCGATACTACAAAACGCTTTTTACCTTATGATAGCAAGGCCGTGAGTAGAACACGGCAAGATATACAAAGCTGGAACACGGCGCTTCGATTGGCTCAAAGTGAAGACCCAAAAAATTACAAATTGCAGTTGCTTTTTGACGAGATAAGTAATGATGCCCTTTTGACTTCACAGATTCAGAACCGCAAACAACAATTATTCACATCGAGTTTTTCACTTAAAAAACCAAACGGGGAAGTAGATGAGGAGCAAACAACTAAACTAAAAAATAGCCCTATTTTTCGCCAATTAACAATGGCAATTTTAGATATTTTGTATTATGGTTATTCGTTGGTTGAATTGCGTTTAGAAGCCAATACAAAAGGCGAATTAGTGCCCGCTGTTACTACTTTACCAAGAACCAACGTTGTGCCTCAAAAAGGATTGTTTTATAAAGATTACACACAAGACAAAACAACGGCTTACCGTGAAATGCCAGAATTCGGGACTTGGATTTTAGAGTTCAATTCTAATGAGCTAGGGTTATTAAACAAAGCCGTGAGCCACATTTTGTTTAAACGATTTGCACAATCCTGTTGGAGTGAACTTTGCGAAATTTATGGCATTCCGCCACGGGTTTTAAAAACCAATACACAAGATGGAACAATGCTACGACGGGGCGAACAAATGATGCGTGATATGGGAAGTGCCGCATGGTTTATTATTGATAGTACAGAAAATTTTGAGTGGGCAAAAGGTGTATCAACCAATGGCGATGTTTACAATAATTTAATTGGGCTTTGCAACAATGAAATTTCGATGTTGGTTTCTGGAGCAGTTATAGGGCAAGATACCAAAAATGGCAGTAACGGAAAAGAGCAAAGCTCGCAAGATATGCTTTGGCAATTGGTGCAATCGGATATGGAACAAGCAGAGCAATACTGGAACGATACCATAATACCCGGACTTATTAATATTGGTTTTCTAACTGGCGAACTAAATTATGAGTTTGATCCGCAAGAAGACACACAACAATTATATGAGCGTGCCATTGGCTTTTTGGGTACTGGGAGTTATTCGATAACGCCCGATTATATTCTTAAAAAATTCGGTCTTGAAGTTGTAGAAAAAACACAACCTACACCGGGTACTCAAAAATTAGACTTGGATGGCGATTTTTTCGCATAAGCCCTGAATATTTTGGGGCGTTACATAATAGATTGAATTTTATTTATGACTGTAATTGTGCCGATTGTAAAACGCAAAAGGGGTTTTAAATTTGTCTATTTCAAAAGGATTTAAAAACCTTTTAAATGTTGCCGAAAAGGCGTTTAAAAGGTTGCATAAAAATGGAAAATATCATCCAAAGGATTTAAAAAACACTTTGGAATATCAAAATTTAATCAACGAAACAAATGCCGTTTTTGATAAAACGATAGTGGATAATGTAGTTGATGGTGCGCTGTTAAAAAACTTGCAAAATGATGTTTTTTATTTTTCGGCTTTAAAAACCCACGCTCAACTTTTTGAGGCTTCACGATTGTTGTTGAACTCTGAAAATAAAATAAAACCTTTCTCGGAGTTTTATAAAGAGGTTGCAAAAACCAACGAAACCTACAACAGGCAATATTTAGAAGCCGAATACCAGTTTGCCGTGGCATCTTCTCAAATGGCAAATAAGTGGGCGGGTTTTAGTGAGGATTATAATTTACAATATCGAACGGCAGGCGATAAGCGTGTGCGTGATAGTCATGATGTTTTGAGAGATACAACGCTACCAAAATCAGATCCTTTTTGGGATAGTTTTACGCCTCCAAATGGATGGCGTTGTCGCTGTACTGTGGTTGAAGTTTTGCCCGAAGATTACAAAGTAAGTGATAGTAAAAAAGCAATAGAAAAGGGCGAAACGGCCACCAGTCAAATTGGTAAAGACGGCAAAAACAAACTTGCAATTTTTAGATTTAATCCAGGAAAGGATAAAGTAATATTTCCGCCAAACCATCCGTATAATAAGGTAGTTGGAGCAAACGTTGTAAAAGAGGTTGTTAGCAAAAAACCAGAATATAAAAATTATTCTATTGACCAACTAAAAGAAGTATATAAAACGCAAAAGATTGACAAAGATAAAGAAAGTACCATTATGAATACAACAACTGGTTATGTGGGAACACTAAATTCATTTGATATAAATGAAAAACTACGCAAGAAGCTTGAATTATCGGATAACGATAAAAGGACAGTCAATGATTTGGATAGTTTGATAAAAAAAAATAAGCTAAACGACAACTTAATGTTATACAGGAATGACGGGCATGGTTTTATAGAATCTCACTTTGGAATTTCTGTTAAAGGATTGGATAATAAAGATGCCATTAGTAAGCTAAAAGAAACAGGTGTAACTAAAATTTCAGATAAAGGCTTCTTTTCTACATCTGCCTTGAAAAGTGAAAATGCTTTTAAATTTAGAAAAATACACTCTGAAATTAGAGCAAAAAAAGAAACAAACGCTTTTGTTGTAAATAATTATTCTGAAAGTGAAATAATTTTAAGTAGAAATCAAAAATTTTATTATTGATATAGTAGAAGAAAATGATAAGATAAAAATCATTATAGAAACGGATTAGTAACCGAAACGTGCCAAAATTTTAGGAACACCATATTCAAAAAGAAATTTTTTATCCCCAGTGTTTGAAAAGTCCATTTCGTTTTCACAGGAATAAGAGATTTCTTTAATATCATAGCCGTGTTCTTTACGAAAAGATGTAATTTCTTCTTTTGTAAAAAAGCGTTCCGATATGTAAAAAGTTTTTAACATAGTGCAAATATAATAAAAAATAAGACACAAAATGAATTTTCAACAATTTACGGACAAAACATTAAAAGATATTGAGGTAAAGGCAACCGAATTGTTTGACAGAAATTTTGAGCAAGAGGGTTTTTTTGGCACAAAATGGAAGGAACGAAAAGCGGGCAACGATGGTCGGGCTGTTTTAATGGGNGTTGGAAGATTACGCCGTGGCATAAAAGCACCANAAAGGAGNGGTAATACTATTGTTTGGAGTTTTGATGTNCCGTATGCCAAAATACATAATGAGGGCGGTACAATCAAAGCCACTCAAAGCGTAAGGGCTTTTAATAGAACTATAAAAGGTAAAGCACAAAAAGTAAAGGCACATACCCGAAATGTAAATATAAAAATGCCCCAACGACAATTTATAGGCGACCATCCGCAGTTGAGGCAAGCAATGGAAGTAATAATAAATCGAAATGCTAAAAAACTAATTGAAGATTTTAAAACAAATTTTAAGAAATGAAACCGTAAGGTTCACGATTTCCAAAATTAAAACATAAAACTATGAGTAAAACGATTTTACAAAACATTCAAAACAGGCTAGCCGAAGTGCCGGAACTAAAATACATTGACGAAGACTGGGGGCAGTTAAATATGTATCAACCGCCTGTTAAATGGCCGTGTTGTTTAATTGATATTAGCGATGTGAATTATTCCAATTTAGGGGTTGATAGAACCGCCGTGCCACAAAACAGACAGTTAGGAAAGGCAACTATACGGCTAACATTGGCAAACCTAAAACTAACCAATACCAGCCTGCGTGCTCCACAAACTCAAAAAGAGCAAGCGTGGTTTATTTGGGATTTGGCACAAAAAATACACGAAAAAATACACGGATTTACGCCCAATATAAATTGTAGTAGAATGATACGAAATGATTTAAAAAGAAGCGTTCGCGACGATGGGGTGCAGGAATATTTTATAACCTATACCGTAGAGGCAACAAATGTTTAAAACCACATAAGTTACTAACTAATCGAATAAAGAGGGCTGATTGTCAATTTCTTTTAGTTTTTTGGCAATAGGCGTATCAATAATATTGCGTAGCGTTCCAATGCTAATAAAATGAACAGGATACACATATTTTCGCCACACCACCGCAAACGGGATATCGTCCGTTTTATGCTGTAAGTAGGTATTTAATACGCAACGATAACGGAGCAGTTTGTTCCGTTGTTGTCCCTGTACTCTACGGTTTTCCATAATACAAAATTATTACTTTCTATCATTATATACAACCCAATTTTTACGCATAAAAAAACCGCTCACTTGGAGCGGTTAAAATTACTTTGACTTATGATTTTGTATTAGTTTATCAATGGTGTATTGCTTTGAAAATTCCCTTTGTTCGTTTACGGCTTCGCTACTTCGTTCACGTCCAAAAAGTGAGTTGTGTTTATTCCTTTCGTCATTGCTCATTTGTTCGGCCGTGTTGCATCGTTCATTAAAGTATGTTTCAAACCATTTTATTACTTTTGGAATATTCAAGCTCTCAAACATTTCGCCATACTTTCCTTTTATAGCTTGTTGCAAAACAAAAACAACATCGGTCATTGTAAGGTTGTAATATTCCGTTGTTAGAATATTTGCGATTTCATTTATCGCCTCTTCTGAAAGTGGTTTTTTTAAGTCCAATAAATCATTTAGTCGCACCAAATAAACCTTTATTAAGGCTTCGGTTCTAACGGCACCTACGTTCTTTTTTATCTTTGCGAGTGAACTTGTGCTTTGTTCCAGTGCTTGTTTAACCGTTGTAATTGTTTTTATTTTCGGCAGGAAGTTTTCGGGTAAATAGTTGGTTAAGGCTTTAGTTTGGGCTGGCGTTAAACTACTATCCGAAAATGTCTGTAATAATTTGTTGTTTGTATCCATTGCTTACCTTTTTTTGCTTTGTAATTGCCGCTATTATTACATTAAATCGGCTATTGATACTGGTTAAACTAAAACAGTTTTCTTTGTCCCATTTGGGTAAATTTTGAATGATTTGTTTGAAAATATCCAAAGCATTACCATCGCCTTTTATCTTTTCAATCTTGGCTAAAATAGCTTTTAAAGCTTTGCCATCTTTACCCTCAAAACTGTATTTTACGCCACTTTCTAACTGGTATTTATCCATAAAAAAAGCAACACATTCTTTGTAGTATTCTATTTTTTCATTCATATCTTATACTTTTTTAAGTCTTCTATTCTGAAATAAAAAATAATGCACGTTATTAATAATTCTTTCATCTGCAGTCTGTTTTTATAATAATTTAGATATTTGCAGTACGGCATATTCTGGAGTTAAGCCATCAACATCTTTTAAAATGTAATCTACCTTTCTAATTTCTTGGTTGCCTGTATATCGCCCTGTACTTGGTTCAAATTCATTCAGTATTAAAATATCACGTTCTTGGTAGTTTCTATCGTTTTTTCGTACTTCAAACTTCTTTAAGCCAAGTGTTACATCTCTAAAATATTGAGGGTGTATTTTTAGTTCGTGTGTCATTTTTTATATTGAATTTTTCCAAACGGCTACACCTTCCAAAGCCGTTATTATTTTTGAAGTTTCGTTAGTATTCATCTCTTTTAATGGCTTTTGAACTGGTGATCGTTTGGATTTTAGAAACTTTGTAAACCAGCCTTCCATATCCGCAACCTCTCCCCATTTTTCGCTTATTACAATAATATCAGATTGATACAACAAACTTCTAATGTAACTATGTTGTTTGTTGTTTTTGTCAAAATAGCCCCAGTTTTCTTGTGTTTCTGGTTTTGTTTTGCCGGTTTGTTGCCTTATTATTTTTATGGCTTGTGCTTGTGTAATTGACTTTAAGCTCGTGCGGTTCACATCTTCAGTAACCCATTGTACCCATTCGTTTTTTATACTTTCATTAAAACCGCAATTTTGCCGAATGCGTTTTATTTGAAAGGCGGTTATTGGCAAATTGTCGCCGTAAATAGGAGCTTGTTTTTTAGTTGTTGTCATAATACAGGAGTATAAATAATGTCATCTTTAATAAGTATTTTTCGGTTTTTTAGTAAATAATTAATTATTTCAAGTGTTGTCATGGAATCTAAAAATTTTTCTTTAGGGATTAAATTAGATTTTTGCTCAGGTTGTAAATCTTCATTTTTCAACTTTGGAATTACTTTTTTTATTCCTCTTTTTGAAACTGCTTTTTTATTACCTTGATTAGTTCTATTGTTATAATTTTTAATTATTTCAAAAAACTCTTTTTTGAGTATAATTATTTTTAATTATGCATCTATTACCCTTAAATTGAAGTAAATCATTTTCCCATAAGTGTTTACCGATTATATGTTGATAACTCCTTATTTTTTTTTCTTTACAGCGTTTATCGTAATCAATTTTAAAATTAGTAACATTACCTCCGTTAAAATAAGTATCCTTATTTTCTTGAAGAAAATTAAAAATTGAGGTTGCAGTTAAATTGTAAAACGCATCTCTTTGCTCTTGTGATTTTTTGTTCATAATTGTATTACTCATTGTATTAAAATTTATATGTTGCTTTTGTGTGTTTTTTGAAATTCTTATTTTCGATAACCGCCTTTTTGTAATTGTTAAAGGTGCTACGCTCCTGTTGTGTAAACTCCTGTCGAGCTATCCAGTTACCGTTACTATCTTTGTAAACTTCTTTGTTGCTTACTTGGTAAAGCTCGTGGTCTGTGATGGGTGTGATTACTATGCTCATTATACCGTAAATCTAAATTCAAGTTTGCGAGTGCGATTGTCTCCAACATCAATATGCTTGTAACCGCTTACATAGGCACTACCTTTGGTTTTGTTTCGTGCATCTTCTATAATGTCCATTCCTTCGTCAAACTCGGGAGAGTTGAAATCTGAACGCATTTGGTTCAGTTGAATAATTCGACCAGGATTAAGCATTCCAGTTTTGAAATTTGGCTTTAAAAAGAACTTCACGGCTTTGGCTAACTTTTGTGCATTTTCGTCTTCCGCATCGCCCGAAAGTGCCGTTATGTAGTCCATTATTTTTTGAACTCCTGCACTTTCAGAACCATCAAACGTAATGCCCGGATTGTACCCAATAGTAATAGAACAAGAAGCATCTGAGTGTGTAATAGTGTGGCTGTCTTGGTCTAACTTTTCAATTCCGTATAAGTCTGCTTTTAGATCTAAATACTCCGTAATTTCTTTGAAAATTGTACCAACTGTTTTTTCCATATCTAGTTGACGATTTGCTAAACTATCAATGCGCTTTTCAAGGAACTCATGTCCTAATTGTTTAAAGGATTCTACGTTTTTTTTGTGGGTTTCCTTTTTTTCTTTTTCTTCTTTTGCCACCGCCGCTTTTAGTTCTTTTAATGCGTCTGGCGACAATGATTTTAAATCGATTTTGTTTTCTGTATTCATTTTTTTTTATTTAGTTTATTATTAATACTCTTGTGGTTTTGGTTGCCAAGCTATTAACTCGATGGTTTTGGCAATGCTTTGTATTTTTATTTCTAATGGTTCGGGAACTATAAATGTTCTCACTTTTTTAAGCTCTAATTCTTGGCGTAGGTAATTGATATAGTCCATCATTGCTCCTCGTTCTTGGTTGATTAACGTTCGCTCAGAAATTGTGAGTTTTTTTCCTTGTTCTGTGTCATATTGCAAAACATTCATAAGAAGGCACAGGCGATTATTTAAGGTTTCTAGGGTATAATAAGATTGCATATTTTTGTTTTTTAGGAGTTGTTGTTTAGTTGGCATAATAAGCGGGTAAATTGGTTGCTAATTGGCTTGAAAATTCTCTATTGCGTTTGATGCCGTCAATTAAAGGTTTTGGAAACACTGCCATAACTTGAGAAGTACACGCTTTGTAATGTCCCCGTAATTGTTCGGTGTGATTTATAGGAACTATTCCAACGATTTTTAAAAACCGAAATTCGCATTTTTGGTATTCCATCATAAACCAACGANTGATTTTTGCATTTGCCAAAAGTTGCTGTACTACACTTGGATAACCTCCGTATTGTTGGCACCAGTTCCAATATGCCGTAAATACTCTTTTGTCATAATCATCAGAAGACCATTGTAGGTAATCCATGATTTGGTTTTTAGTTGAAATTGTCTTTCTCATTTTAAGTAAGTTTAATTTGACTGTCGTTGTATCCTTGTTCCCAAATGATTCGTGGCTCATAAGCCTCAAATCTGTTTTTTTCGATGGTTGCCAAATAGTCTTTCACTCTCACTATTATATCGGCATCATATTTTATTGCCTCTGCCACTTTGCCTCGTGGTTTTTTACCGTCTGCTCCACTAATCCATATAAAAGTTGTATTTTCAAATTGCTCTATAAATTCAAAATAGTGCTTTTCTAATTTACCTCTAAAAAAGTATTGAACGGAGTCGATTACTATAATTTTAGGTTGCCTTTTTCTGCTTAATCGTGCTGTGAACTCGGGTAGATTTTCTTTTTGATAGTTAAAACCATTTGCCGATTTCATATTGTTTCTATTCAGTGCCATTTTAAACGATTTCTTTGTACCCTCCTCCAGTGTGTTGTAATGTACTTTGTGTCCATTGGCACAAAGTTGTTTTACAATCTGCAAGGCGTAACTTGTTTTTCCCTGCCCAGCATCTCCAAAAATTAACCAATGACTATTTCCTAATTGTGGCTCGCCAAGATGTGGTTTCCAGTCATTATCTATTTTTATGGATTTGAAAGTAACTTTGCTAATATCGGCATAGCTTAATGCCTTTTTTATTTTCAACTCCATTACGCTTAATTATTTTGCATTAAGAAATACTGGTCGATGCTACGACGTACACGCCTTAAATCGCCTTCGCAGGTGTTGAACGCCTCGTTTATGAATTGCTCATCGGTTACGCCGTTGGCCTCACAAACCGCTTGTACATCTTTTTCTTTTATTGGATAAAGTGGAACGTATTTTTTACCAATGCGGGATTTTAATTCGTCATAGCCAATTTTTTCGTTTTGGCATCCACGTTCAATTCGTTTCTTTAGTGCAGGAACTCCACTCAAAACAAAACCGCAATGTTTATCCAAGTCATTATAAAAGTCCATAAACAAATCCATTGACGGTTCTTTAAGTTTGTCGAACTGGTCGATTATGATTATTGGTTTAACCAGTCCTTTAACGTGTTTTATGAATTTTTCAATCATATCTTCAACCGTTCCAAAGGCGTCCAATCCACAGGCTGTAAGAAGTTGTTTTACATAGCTTTTTTTAGTCCAGTAGTTTTTACATTCGATGTAAATTACATTCTCATAAGTTCGCTCATACAATTTGTAGGTGTGGCTTTTGCCAGTTCCTGCATTGTGGACTATACAAATGCTCATTCCACGAGATTGCACCTTATTTAACAGTTTTGAAAGTTCACGAAAGTTGGTTGTATCAGCCGTTTGCCACTCCAATTCAATACGAAGGTTTATTTTAACACGTTGCCACATTTCGTCTTTAATAAAATCCCAATTATGGTTGAGCATTTGACTTATGGTTGCTGTAGAAACATCCGCTTTTTTCGCTACTTTAGATTGTGATTCTTTTTCTGAAAGTAATTTTATTTCGTTTACTATTGCTTGTTTTTGAGTTGCTGTCATTGAGTTTGTTGTTTTAAATATGGTTAAATATATTTTCTTCTGATTCTACTTTGCTGCGTTGCTGTTTTGGTAGATTACCTTTGAATTTTATCATTAAATCTTGGTCTGAAATTTCTTTTTCTGGTGTAATTCCAGTTCTCTCTCGTAATTTTTTTATAATCTCTAAATCTTCGTTTTCCATCTCAAAACGAACCTTATAATCTTTGCCCCAACTTTCTTTTTCGCCATCTTTCATAAGGAATGGTACATTTTGATGCTCTCGTTTTGGTTCTGCGTATGCTACGAGTATAATATTTCCGTTTTGGTCTTTTTGGCACAATTGAACATAGCCATCCAAAAAATCAGGATCATATCTTACTATAAATTTGTTGCCAGTATTTTTTCTTAAAAAGTTTTTATCAATATCTCCGTTATGGTCGAGTACTTCAAACTGATATTTTTTGTCTGAAAGCCACATATCCAGTCCGTGTGCTTTGTATTGAATTGGTTTTTTAACTTCCTGTACCCACATTTTGTCCATTATGTCAAAAAGCGATAAGGTTTCTTTTTGTGGCATTTCGTGAAGATATACTTCGTTACGTGTGGCGTTAAATTTTGGGTGTTTAGCATTATTCCAAAGATTTACAACCGTTTCCCACGCTTGGTATAAATCGTCCGTTGTTTTTAGAAGGTGTTTGTTTTCTAAAATAAAGTCCTCATTCATTCGGTTATCATTTCGGCGTACTTTGATGCTTTGCCCATCTGAAAACCAAAATTTATTGATAACCTGTTGTTGCAGACGATTGAATAATTGTTCTGCAGGGTTGTTATGGCTTTTTACCTTGTTTGCAAAGTGCGTTCCGCCTTCAACTGCCATCAAGCTATCGTATAACTCCTGCATTCTATCCATTTGATGCCCCGATTGGTGGTCGTAAGTCAAATAATAAGGGCGACACTGTGATTCATTAACCGCCATTTTTATTGCTTTAAAGTGGTCGATATGGCTTTCTGAAAAACTCAAACTCCAACCGATTACTTTTTCGGAATACACATCAAACATTACATCAATTTTAAGTTTTGCACCCATTTTATTGTCGCTGTCGCCCCAATAGTGTATCCAGTCCAGTTTTGTACCGTCAATCGCCCAGAAGCTATTTGGAAACCAGTCCGATTTGTTACGGGTAAGTGTATGTTTGTATTTGCGGTCGTAGGCCTCTTTGCCGTGGCGTGCCAGTGTCCAAATACGCATCCTTTCGGGTTCGTTTAAAAAGTTATGAATGGCTTGTTCTGTAATTTCGCTCCATCCTTTGCTTTCTGCAACTCCATTATATCGACACAAAACCATTGGAATACTTAACTTGGTAGGTAGGCAATATTGAGCAAGGATAAAATCGGCAATTTCGCCTTTGATAATACGAGCGTTTTCTAATCCTTCGCCTGCGTGGATAAACGTTTTGTAGCCGTCAATTAAATATTTATCATATTTACGTTGTAGGATTCGAGCATTACCAGGTAGTGAATAAGTCCACTTGTTAGGGTTGATTGCATTAACTGCCTCGCTGATGTTTTGCCAAATCAAAGTTTTCCTTTTGCCAAACATTTTAACCATAACACCTTTATCTTTAAACACCATTTGAATGGCGTTTAAAATCATTGCGTTAGTGGCTCTTTCTCTTTGGTATTCCTCTGCTAATGGTTTGCCGTTTGGTTTGCGGTGACTTGCAAAAAATTGAGTTGCCTTTGGATCGGGTAAGATATAATTTTCTAGCTGATTGCGAACCACAACTTCTTTTGGGTTACCTAATTTTTGAACGGCAATTGTTTTTATATCAAATGGTAAATCATGGAAACTTACAAAGGCTTCGTTTCCTGCTCCACGCCCTTCCTTTGTGCGGATGAGTTTTTTTCTGAAACAAAGTGAGTTATACGTCTTATAAGCCATCAAACTCCAATCTTCATAAAGAAGTTTAGCAGGAATTGAAAGGATGTTATTGTGGTATTCGTACATAATTTAAACGGTGTTTAAATGAAATTTTATTTGTTCCCGCTGTGGTGTCGAAACCACACAAGCCGTGGCGGGATTTTTACTATCTTTACGCTCTCAACTGTAAAAAATAGTAATATGAATGATGAACTTGAATTTCGCTCTGATTTAGAATATCAAATACAAACTAATTGTAGTGATGATACAGAGGGTTTTGCTACTCTTAAACCTATCATACAATCTGCGAGCACTTTCGTTAAGTTGCTGGGTGGTTCTATAGTCCCTAAAGAATTCTGGAGCTACGACGAGGGTGCAAAATTCGCTAACACTATCGTAGGATATAACATTTCCATAGTCTTCAACGGGCAGGCTGGCAGTGTATATAAGTTTCCCCTTGCTATTTCTCTTTTTTTCGAGGGTTATAATGCTGTAAAGTTGAAAGAGCAACTTTATTTTGTTCCAAAAGATGACCATAACTAAAAAATTAAAGTGGTTAAACGCCTATCTATTTGAAAACCTAAAAAATAAATTAGCTTTTCTATTACTACATGTGTGCAATCTCTATTGAGATGGTACTTGGTTTTTGTTGTTTTCATAATATTTTAGGTTAAACTGTTTTCTTTTACTTCTTGTTCTAATAATTCTAATGCACGTTTTCTTATTTGATGAGCAACGTCTGAATTGTTAAAATACTTCAATGCTGTATGTATTGTTTGTCGCGACACGTGACTAAATTCTTTTTGAATAATCTCGTGGTGTTTTCTTGCTAAATTGATTGATTTCATTTTTTATTGTTTTTATGTTTACTTTTGTAAAGTGTTTGCATTAAATGATATTGCAAATTAAGGAATATAATTCCTTTTAAACAAATTAAAAAGGAAAAAAAATCCTTTAAATAAATTTAATATGGATATTAATTTAAGAATCAAGGAATTAAGATTAAGTAATGGGCTTACTCAAAAGGAATTTTCAAATATAATAAAGGTTGATAGTAGCCAG